TGATGACACCCTCGATAGCATCTTTAGTTCTGATATGGCTATCGGCAGATATGTTGCACAAAGGGCGGGCATCGGTATCAACGCAGGCAGAATCCGTGGCGTCAACAGTAAGATCAGAGGTGGAGAAGTCGCGCACACGGGTGTTATTCCATTCCTCAAAAAGTTTGAGAGCACTGTCAGATGCTGCACTCAAAATGGCATTCGAGGCGGAAGCGCAACTGTCCACTTCCCAATCTGGCACCAAGAAATCCAAGACATCATTGTCCTAAAGAATAACAAAGGAAGCGAAGATAACCGTGTCCGAAAACTCGACTACTCAATCCAACTCTCCAAACTCTTCTACGAGCGATTCATCACGGATGGAGACATCACGTTATTCTCACCTCACGATGTCCCAGGTCTTTATAATGCTTTTGGCACTGACAAATTTGATGATCTCTATACGCGCTATGAATCTGATGAATCGATTCCAAAGAAAACTATCAAAGCTCAAGCACTCATTCTGGACCTCCTGAAGGAGCGAGCAGAGACTGGTCGGATGTATCTGATGAACATCGACCACTGCAACAGTCACTCTTCCTTCAAGGACAAGGTGAACATGAGCAATCTGTGCCAGGAGATCACCCTGCCTACAGATCCTCTTCAGCATATTGATGGCGAAGGTGAGATTGCTCTGTGTATTTTGTCTGCTGTCAACGTAGGCAAACTAAAGTCTCTGGATGATATGGAAGAGCTGTGTGATCTGGCTGTTCGCGGTCTTGAGGAATTGATTGATTACCAACAGTACCCTGTAAAGGCAGCAGAAGCGTCTACAATCAACCGCAGGTCTCTTGGGGTTGGGTATATCGGTCTTGCCCATTACCTCGCCAAGCAGGGCGTATCCTATGACGATCCTGAAGCACTTAAGAAAGTACATGCCCTTACAGAGTCTTTCCAATACAATCTTCTGAAAGCATCTAATCAGATTGCTATCGAAAAAGGAAAGTGTGGTTACTTTGATCGCACCAAGTATGCAGACGGTATTCTGCCAATTGATACATACAAGAAAGACGTAGATGAACTGGTGAACCCAGAGTACAATTATGATTGGGAGACTTTACGATCCAGCATCGTCGAACATGGACTACGACACAGCACACTGTCCGCACAAATGCCTTCGGAGAGCAGTTCCGTTGTGTCAAATGCAACCAATGGAATCGAACCACCTCGCGGATACTTGTCCGTTAAAAAGAGCAAGAAGGGACCCCTTAAACAGATTGTACCGCAGTTCAACACTCTCAAAAATAATTATACTTTACTGTGGGACATGCCTAATAATAGCGGCTATATCAACGTGGTCGCAGTCATGCAAAAGTTCTTCGACCAAGCCATCAGTGGAAACTGGTCTTACAATCCAGAGAACTACCCCAACAATGAAGTCCCAGTGTCCGTAATGGCGGGTGACTTTTTGAATACATATAAGTATGGTTGGAAGACATCTTACTACCAGAACACCTACGACAATAAGAGCGATGAAGTAGAGGAACCAAAAGAAGAGAAACAATCTATCGAAGACCTATTAAATAAAATTCTAGACACCGAGGAGGAAGCTTGTGACAGTTGCGCGATTTAGAGTGACGGAACCCAAGAGACCATCAGGTATGACTGTGTTCAATACGAACAAGGTTGATACCACCAAGCAAAAAATGTTCTTTGGTGCTCCTCTTGGGGTCCAAAGATATGATCAGTTTAAATATCCAGTCTTTGATAAACTAACCCAGACACAACTGGGTTATTTTTGGAGACCAGAGGAGGTGTCACTACAAAAAGATCGTGCAGACTATCAAACACTTCGCCCCGAGCAAAAGCACATTTTCACTGCTAACCTTAAGTACCAGATCCTCCTGGATTCTGTACAAGGGCGTGGTCCTGGGATGGCTTTTAGTCCTTTCTGTTCATTACCTGAACTTGAGGGTGCCATGAACATCTGGCAGACTATGGAGATGATTCATAGTCGCTCCTACACATACATCATCAAGAACGTATACCCAGATCCAACAGAGGTACTGGATACCATCGTTGATGATGATCGTATTCTGGAGAGAGCCAAGAGTGTTACAGCAGCATACGATGAGTTCTTACAAGCATCGCAGGAGTGGGGTGCTGGCAATCGTTGGGAACAGGCATTAGAGCAGGTTGATTCTGCACAATGGGAACTCAAGGAACTCAAACGTAAACTCTACCGTGCTGTAGTCAACGTCTATATCCTTGAGGGTATTCGTTTCTATGTTTCCTTTGCGTGTTCTTTCGCTTTTGGTGAACTGAAGATGATGGAAGGCAATGCAAAGATCATCGGACTGATTGCTCGCGATGAGTCGCAGCACATGACTATCACCCAGAACATTATCAAGAAGTGGTTGGAAGGTGATGATCCTGATATGCGTGAGATTGCCAAGGAGGAAGAGGAGAACATCATTGAGATGTTCAAACAGTGTGTGGAGGAAGAGAAGAACTGGGCAGAGTATCTGTTCAAAGATGGTAGCATGATCGGACTGAATGATAAACTTCTTTCCAAGTATGTCGAGTGGGTTGCGAACAGAAGAATGAAGTCAATCGGATTAAAACCGATCTTCGATGTCCCAGCAAACAATAACCCTCTACCATGGACAGAGCACTGGCTCAATTCCAAGTCTATGCAAGTAGCACCACAGGAGACAGAGGTTGAGTCTTATGTCATCGGTGGTATCAAACAGGACGTTAGTGAAAGTACGTTTGCTGGATTTAAATTGTGAATTTCGTTGAATATAATGATGTGCTGCCTTTCGGGCAGCACAAGTGGTTCAAGGAAATAGTTGAGGGAAAAGATTTTTCATGGTTCTTTAATCAAGACTCTGCTTATTCCAACGCTTATATAGAAAATAAAAATCCATCGTTCTCTAGAACAATTTGTGAATCAGAAACAAAATTTCAAGACACATACTTGTCTAACAAATTTGAACTGATCTTCCTAACTCTTTTAGATACAGCTAAACTAGACAAAAGACTTTTGCAAAGAGTTCGTCTAGGACTGTATCTTCCTATAAAAACAGAGGCAAAACATAATAATATTCACATAGATAGAGCAACTAAACACACAGTTCTTTTATACTATGTAAATGATAACGATGGTGATACCTATTGGTTTGACAAGGATGATAATATTATCCATAGATTCACACCAAAAGCAAACACCGCAGTTGTTTTTGATGGCATGATTAGACATGCTAGTTCCAATCCATCAACTGGATTTAAAATTTCTTTAAATCTAAATATTGACAACAGTAGGATTTAATTATGGCAATGAGACAACAAACCAATCCTGCGATTGGTAATTATCTTGCTCAAATGGAGAAAAGAAATCCTGTTCAGAAACCAGTTTACTGGTGGAACAGGATGAATGAAGATGAGTTTATTAAAACTATCCAAGCATTCCTTTGGGCAAATGACATTCCACCCAATAGTGTCAATTGGATGAAGTTACTGAAGGGTGAATACATTCCTGCTCCAGAAGAGATGGAAGAATGAACTTTATATACAGGTGGTTGCATGACAAACGAACTTCCAGAGTGGAAAAAGAGAGCACTACAGGATCCAACTCTACCAGAGAAACAGGTACAGGTTCTACTTCACGGACCCAAGTGTCTGACGGATGCTTGGTTTCTCCAAGCGATGAAGTTCAAATACCAGATCCGTGGTTATGAAGGCTAGTAGTGCTAAAGCAAAAGGCAGGAACTTACAGAAGTGGGTTCGTGAAATGTTGATCGAGATTCTTGATGTCCATCCAGAGGACATTGAGTCTCGATCTATGGGCGCAGGTGGTGAAGATCTCATCATGGCTCGTGCTGCCAGACAGAAGTTTCCTCATAGTATTGAGTGTAAAAACGTAGAGCGTCTCAATGTATGGGATGCATACGAACAAGCTTGTGCTAATTGTGGTGACTATGAACCCATCGTTGTCATGAAAAAGAATAGAAAGAAACCACTTGTAGTTGTAGACGCAGAATATTTCATTGCTTTGTTTGGAAACAAAGACAATCAGGAAGCATCGGATAAATAGTTCGATGCCTGTTTTTGTATATGCCTAGATCACAACTGACAAAGATTGACGTAGAGCATAAGGTTTACCAGTTAAAGCACGAACTCTATAATGGTCATGATGAGAAGAGTGATAAGTGGCACGAAGGGGCTCATTATACACTCAATAAGGTACTGGATATTTTAAATGAGTTTAGATACTGAAGACTTAAAAAAACTTGCAGAGAAGGCACATCGCATGAAGATGGATGTGTTATTTGAAGAACCATGTCCTATCTACGAAGCTAACGAAGAAGACTGGGAAGACTTCTGGTATAATGAAGATAAATAATTATTCATTGAGATGAATTTATGATCAAAAAATTATTTGCTGCACTTGCTGCAGTAGCGATTGTAATGCCTGTAGAAGCGAAACCTACAAAGGGTTATAATACTATGGATTCCTTGGGGTGCATGTTGTTGCGCGAGTGTACCGATGGAGTCGAACAAGTCTTTAGTCTTCTGGATGTTTCTAGTCAGTATGATAATACTGATGAGTTTACTTCAGTTACTCTTGAATTCAACCGAATGCTCGTTGCCCTTGAGCAGGTCGGAGTTAAGGTGTTTCTAGCCGATCAGAAGTATTTTCCTCATGGTCACCGTGGTGTGTATCATACTGTAGGTAATAACTTCTTTCTTAATAAAAAATATATGGATGATCCTGGTGTTCTCATGAGTGTCATGAGACATGAGGGGTGGCACGCTGCACAAGATTGCATGGCAGGTACTATTAAAAATAGTATGATTGCTATCATTCATAATGAGGAAGATGTTCCTATGCTGTGGCGCACCATGGCAGAGCGCACATATCCCAAGTCTGCTGTGCCCTGGGAAGCAGAAGCAGCATGGGCTGGGCGCACAGAAAATATGACTATGGAAGCACTTGAGTCTTGTGCTCGCGGTACAATGTGGACGGATTATGAACTGACACCACTTACTCGTGAGTGGTTGAAGAAAGAAGGATTCATCAAGGAATAAATAACTATGCCTTGACTCTCTATTATGTCTGATTCAAAACCAGCAGTAGAGAAGCAAGACCACGATGAAGATAAAAGTGAAGTCCTTGGTAATCTGGTGAAAGTTGTTGTACTTATATGGTCTGCTTCTCTCCTCACGTTCAGTTACGTAAGACTTCCTAACGGTCAAAAGATTCTTGATTTTGATCCCACATTTATCGCATCCGTGTTCTCTGGATCTTTAGCTGCCTTTGGACTGTCTCCTGCTAAAGCAGGTGGTGGTAATAATGTCAAAGCAGTAGCGAAGAAAGAACCAGAGGTTGTCTCTGCTATTGAACCAAAGAAAGATGCAAAAGATTATTAACATCATCGCACTCCTATCGGGACTGACCTCACTGGCAGTCCTCGGTGGGGGTGCTTATTTATATACACAAAAAGATGCCCTTGTAGAAGGTGCTATCGATAAAGTTACTAAAGCTGCTGTAGAAGGTGTCAGCAATGCCCTCCCAGGTATGCTTGATTCTTCTATGCCTAAACCACCTGAACTACCCAAAGCAACTGGTGGTGTGCTACCTGGAATGTGATATGACTACTACGAGAAGAAAAAAAGATAGAGATGCGGAAGGAAAGTTCTTTCTGTACGTTGCTTTTCATTCAGTATTCACTGCGATTTCTAATTTATTCAACGATGACTGATGGAGATCAAGGAAGTCCTACCCGTGGGTGTTGGAATTCGTGAGTTAGATATCCCTCCTGTTAATATCTTCGAACCACCAGTTGTTTATCAGTTTACCGCGCCGCCAGTGACAGTAAATATTGGTGTGCCTGTTGTTGATATTCCTGGATGTGTAGAAGCTCACGAATCTAATAACAAATCAAACACAGTTGGTGAAGATGACCAGAGAGGTTTGGTGACATATTGTGATGGAAATATGCCATCATTTAATCCTATTAATTTTGAACCAGAGCAGATAATTCCTACTGCTCCTGCTGGAGTTGATACCAGACGAAAGGAAGAACCAAAACCAC